GTTTCCCAGTCACGATCTGTAATGGATGGCTTTAAAGAATGTGGAAAGATCAAATTGCGTACTTTCCTTGATACAATCGGAGGGGTTGAACACAAAATGAACCCTCGAGTCTCAGACGCAGTTTTGATTTTGAAAGCATATTGATGCTATGAATTTCTAGGTATGATAAATATTCAAAAGGAATTTTCATGCCAACAATTAAGGATCTTCAAGAACTAAAACAAGAAGTCTTCGACTATATAAGATTAGGTCTTGGAGATCAAATGGTTGATGTAGAACTTGATCCTGAACATTATGAGGCAGCATTAGCTAGAGCATTTAGAGTGTATAGGCAACGTGCAGAGAATGCAGTTGAAGAAAGTTTTGTGTTTCTTGCTACTGTAGATGGACAAAGCGAATACACCTTAGCTGATGAAATTACTGATGTACGAGTTGTGCATCGAAGAACATTGGGATCAACATTAGGTTCGACAGGTGCCGATTTTGAGCCTTTTGAATCAGCATATTTGAATTACTATATGTTAGATGGAGGTCGACAGGGCGGCCTTTTAAGTTATGAACTGTATTCTGGATATAGAGAACTCACTGCTAGAATGTTTGGTGGATATATCAATTTTACTTGGAATAAAGTTACAAAGTTACTAACTCTTCATAAGAAAGTAGATGGAGATGATGAGGTTCTTCTGCTGCATGTTTATAATGTCCGACCAGAAGCAAATTTACTAACTGATACTCAAATTCGTCCTTGGATTGAAGACTATGCAATGGCTAGATGTAAGTTCATGCTTGGCGAAGCACGAAGCAAGTTCTCTACAATTGCCGGTCCTCAAGGTGGTGGCGCATTGAATGGTGATGCATTAAAATCTGAAGCTCAACAAGAAATGGAAAAACTTGAAGAAGACCTCAAAAATTATATTGATGGTTCGGCCCCATTAACCTTTATCATTGGATGAGATTAGATGAGATTACACGAGCTTAAACAGATTAGAATTGACAAGCCGTATCTTTCTCGTTGGCTAAAAGATTTGGGCTTTGATGTTTCAAATTATAGTGAAGGAAGTTTTGGCCGAGTGTACTCACATCCTAACAAAAACATAGTTGCAAAGGTATGGAAGAACGATCCATGTTATGATTCGTTTGTTGAATATGTAAGAGCACGAAATGGGAATAATCCGTATCTTCCAAAAATATCAGCGCCAAAGGAAGTCTTTGTAGGTAAGACAAAACTGGCATCAAAATGGAAGCTTGTATTCATTGAGAAACTATCTCCTACAACGAATGATTGGACGACTGAGTTCGGTCATGGAGTTGAATGGATTTTCGACGACAAGTTAGATCTTCAAGATGATTACGAAGCACAACATGCAATGATCGACAGTCTTGAAAGTCATTATCCTGGTATCGTTCAAACTTTAATTGATATGACTAAATTTTGGTCCCGTGAGATGAGTGGATGGGATGGATGTGACACAGACTTGCATGATGGCAACATTATGATGAGAGGGAAGACTCCGGTCATAATTGATCCGTGGTACCAAGGTTAGTATAATATAGACATGGGTGGAAACGTATTTAAAGGACCAAGTGGAGAATCTGCTACTAGAAGAATTTCTAGAGAAGAAGTATATCCCACTGTGCAATGGCTTGAGAAAATCTCCGGATTAGAATTGACTGATAATATGTTAGGTTCTACTGGAAGAGAAAAAACCTCAGGTGATCTTGATATTGCAGTAGATCAAGAGATAGTATCGGCTAGAGATTTCAAACAAGCTCTTGACACTTGGGTATTGAACCGTGGAGAAACAGATCTTCGAGGAAATGTACATAAAAGTGGAGACATGGTCCATTTGAAGACCCCTATTGCCGGTGATCCAAATAAAGGATATGTTCAAACTGATTTTATGTTTGGAAATCCTATTTGGCTTAAATTTGCATTTGCTGGAGGAATTCCTGGAAGTCCTTGGAGAGGGAAACATCGAAACCAATTAGTCAGTTCAATTGCAAAAGCTAGGAACCCTGATTGGAAATGGAGTGCTAAGAATGGGCTTCGTTCACGCACTAACAATGAACACATTGCATTAACTCCGCAGGAGATAACAGATGCAATATTAGGTCCAGGATATAAACCTAGTAATATGATGAGTGTGGAATCTATATTCCAAGCAATCAAGAAATCACCAAATTTTTCAGAGTTGATTGCACATTTTAAGAAAGACATAGACTCAGATCCAGAGGCACCAAGACTTGAAAGTTTATTTGAAGGTACTTTGGAATGGCATTCGAGATTGAAATTAATACTTGAAAATGGATAATGTCTATTAATTGATTTCAGTATCTAAATCATAATATACTTACTTTATGATAATAGGTTTAGCTGGATTTATTTCGTGTGGTAAAGGCACTGTTGCTGATTACCTAGTCGAAGAATATGGATTTCATAAAATAGCATACGCTGATCGTCTTAAAGATACGGTCGCTACTCTGTTTGCATGGCCTCGAAGTATGCTCGAGGGAAATACCAAAGAAAGCAGAGAATTTCGAGAAACTCCTGATAAGTTTTGGTCTGATGAATTGGAGATTGAGTTCACTCCTAGACTTGCACTTCAATTGATTGGGACCGAATGCATTCGTGATACTATACATCAAGATTTTTGGGTTAAAGCAACAAAACTAGAAATATTAGAAAACCCAGATCGAGATTATGTCATTCCTGATATACGTTTTCAAAATGAATTTAATTTGGTACAAGAACTGGGTGGTGAATTGTGGCGGATAAAAAGATGGCGTGATCCCGATTGGGTAAAATATGTTGAAGTTATATCAAACTCATCTGATCCCGATGAAATTGCATTTGCAGAATCACAATTAGAGCATATTCATATAAGTGAAAGAGCTTGGATCCCATTGCCATTTGATCGTGTGATCGAGAATCACACTGTAATCGAGGACTTGCGATTAGCTGTTGATTCGGCAATTAAAGATCTAGTGAAATCTGACCTTTCGGCCAATACGTAAGGTTTAGTTCTCGTAAGGCTTGTTTGCAATTCAAGCATACGGTTTTTAAATTCGACATTTGGTTATTTTTGGTGTTTTGGTCAATGTGCCATACATCAGATTGAGAAATGAACTGCGGACGAAACCCACATCGTTCGCAGATTTTCTTTTTCTGATATCCAGCTTTTTGCCATTTGGGAATCTTTCCACGTTCTATGCAGGTACTGCATTTTTTCCGATAATAAACAACAGTTTGATTGCTATATTTTTTAGTGTAATTGACTGCAACTGGATTTTTTTGACATTCAGAACAAATGCCTCTTGGTTTTTGTTTAGGCATGGTTTTTGGCATGCTGATATTTATCAAAGAAAATAAAGAGTATGAAATCGTGTGAAAACCCAACAATTATTACAATAAAAAAGGAGATAAAGAGGTAAAACAAGGGTGATATTTAGAATAGGTGGTAAATATTGATAATAATAGAGGAGAAACAATAATGGTTCTAGTATCACCGGGAGTTCAAATTACTGTTACAGATGAAAGTAATTACGTCCCAAACCAACAGGGTACGGTCCCCTTCATGTTGATCGCTACAGCACAAGATAAAACGAATGCCTCTGGATCAGTTGCGAGTGGAACTACAGCAGCTAATGCCGGGAATACTTTTTTAATTACTAGTCAGCGAGAATTTGCTTCAACGTTTGGAACTCCAACGTTTTATAACAACACTAACGGAACTGCTATCCCTGGTTATGAACTTAATGAATACGGTGCATTATCTGCATACGATTTGTTGGGAGTATTAAACAGAATTTATGTGCAACGTGCAGATATTGATCTAGCTGAGTTGGTAGGAACAAGTGTAAGACCAACAGGTGCAAGTACTGATGGTACAATTTGGCTCGATGTTGGTTCTGATGATACTCTATGGGGTATTTTTGAATGGAATAAAGCAACTGGAGCTTTTACAAATAAGGTTCCTACAGTAATTACTAGTACGAGTGATTTGACTGGTGGTGTTCCATTGACATCAATTGGCCAAATTGGTGATTATGCTGTGGTTACAACAAACGTAGAAAATCCTGTGTATTATAAGAATACAAGTAATGCATGGGTATTAGTAGGAAGTACTTCTTGGAAAACTACAGTACCAGCAGTTATTGGTACAGCATCTAGTCCAACATTTACTGCTTCTGAAGAATTCACTATTAACGGAACAACTGTTACACTGACTGGTACTACATTAGCTAGTGTGGTATCTGATATTAATACAGCAGCAGTTACTGGAGTAACAGCAGCCGCAGTTGATAATAAATTGAATATCTATGTTGGGCCTACCGCAACTTCTGATGGATCGACATTAGGTGTTGCAAGCTTGCAAAATGGAAGTGATAATGTGTTAACAACCGCAGGAATTACTTCAGGTTTATATTACACTCCAGCAGTACAACAAAGCGCACATACATCTGTTCCAGAATGGAAAAGCACTGATACAACTCCTCGTCCAACAGGAAGTATTTGGGTTAAAACGACTACGCCAAACTTAGGAGCTGATTTCTCAGTAAAAGTGTATAGTACGACTTCTAATACATGGGTTGATCAGGTAGCTAATCTTTATGAGAATGATCACACAGCGAACAAAAATTTAGATGCAACTGGTGGTAAGAATATATCAGTTGGAAGTTTTTACGTTCAGTACGATGTAGATGAAGATGATACTGTAACATATCAGCTATTTAGACGCGCCTCTACTGGCACAACAACTGTGACTGGGTCTGAGACTTCTCCTAGCTTTACGGCTACTGAGACGTTTACTATTTCGGTGTCTACAGCGAATTCAACAACATTAACAACTGCTGAAACTATTACATTGAGTGGAACAACGGCAGCAAGTTTAGTTGCTGATGTGTTGGCAGCTAATATTTCTGGAATTGCAGCAGCAGTCACTAGTGATGGAGCAGTAAGTATTTCGTCTACAATTGGTGGCGTGATTGTACTTAAAGATACAAGCGGTACTCCACTTGCTGACGCAGGGATTACTACTGCATTGTCTAACGTTCGCGCTGGTAATAACAGTGATTTGATTGTGAGTGATTGGGTAGCTCCAACTTATACAGCTTCTGCAACAGCACCTAGTGCTAATCCAACAGAAGGAACATATTGGTATCATTCGGTAGTAGATGAAGTTGATATTATGATGCATGATGGTACTAATTGGAAAGGTTATCAAAATGTAACTAACGATGCACGTGGTTATGATTTGAGCTTAACAGATCCTGCAGGACCAATTGTATCTGCATCCGAACCAACAACACAAAGTGATTCAACAGCACTAGTGAATGGTGATCTTTGGATTGATACTTCAGATCTTGAGAATTATCCAGTCATTAAACGTTATGAGAGTGCAACATGGGTAACGATTACTAATTCTGACCAAACTACAGAAGATGGTGTGTTATTTGCTGATGCACGTTTCATGGGAGATGGAACAACTAATGTTGTAACAGGTACTATTCCTACAATTGCTACGTTGTTAACTTCGAATTACTTAGACATTGATGCACCTGATGCTTCATTGTATCCACGAGGAATGATGTTGTTCAACACAAGACGTTCTGGATATACAGTTAAGACGTTCCAAGCAGATTATTTTAATGCAACTGATTACCCAGATGATACTCTTCCTACAGAAAAGGATGCATGGGTAACATTTAGTGGCAATAAATCTGATGGATCTCCATACATGGGTCGAAAAGCACAAAGAAAAGTTATCGTAGCAGCAATGAGTTCTGCAATCCAAACGAATACTGATATTCGTGAAGATCAACGAGAATTCAATCTTATTGCAGCACCAGGTTTCCCTGAATTGATTCCTGAAATGGTTACATTGAATAACGACCGTAAGAATACAGCATTTATTGTAGGTGACACCCCATTTAGGTTGGCTCCAGATGATGTTACTTCTTGGGCTGCTGGAACGAGTGCGACAGAGACTGGTGAAGATGGCCTAGTAACGGCTGATCCGTATCTTGGTGTATTCTATCCAAGTGGTCAAGCTAGAAATCTCGATGGCAATTTGGTCGTGGTACCACCAAGTCATATGATGCTTCGAACTATTGCACGAAGTGATCAGATTTCATTCCAATGGATGGCCCCAGCAGGTACACGTCGAGGAACAATTTCTAATGCAACTGGTCTTGGATATGTTGATGCTTCTACTGGTGAATTTGTTTCTAATGGTGTAAGACCAGGATTACGTGATACTCTTTATGAAGCAAACGTGAATCCATTAACAAATCTACCAGGCACAGGACTTGTAAACTATGGTAACAAGACTAGAAGTGGAACAAGTTCTGCATTGAATAGAATTAATGTTTCACGTTTGATTGCATATGTTCGTGGTAATCTTGATACATTAGCTCGAGACTTTATCTTTGAGCCAAATGATAAAATAACACGAGATGAATTGAAAGGTGCAATCGATCAGTTCTTTAATGACTTAGTGTCAAAGAGAGCTATATCTGATTACTTAGTAGTTTGTGATGAAACAAACAACACTCCTGCTCGCATCGATCGTGACTGGGAAAC